CTAAACTACAAGTTTAAAAAGTTACTGTCTTGGATGGGCGCAGACGAAAACACTGTTAAACGTTTAGTCATTGAAGCTATGCGTATTAAGGATCTTATTGCACCTGAAGACATTGCGGAAGAGCCCAAAGAAGAAATCGTTATCAAGCCACGGGACCTTCCCAAAGACACAATCAATCTCAGTGAATGCGTTAATTTGTACAACGAGCTTCCACATGAAATGCAACATGCAATAGACTATGCACAGGATCGAGGTGTTGACTTGTCTACATATGATTTATTGTGGACACCAGAAGAATCCTATAATCTACATCGTCGTGTGATAGTTCCTATCACATGGCGCAATCGCACAATGGGCTATACAGCCCGTGCATTTGATCCTAAGGTCAAACCCAAGTACCATAACAACTATGAAAACAAGCTGGTGTTTAACTTAGATAAACAACTACACACCAGTCGTATTGTTATTGTATGCGAAGGTCCGTTTGATGCTATCGCCATTGACGGTGTTGCTACACTGGGCAACAACATCAGCGATGTACAAGCAGATCTAATAGAAAGTTTAGACAAGCAGGTTATTGTAGTACCTGATCAAGATGATGCAGGACAAGGACTTGTACGTGCCGCACTCAATTATGGTTGGAATGTTAGCTTTCCTGTGTGGCAAAACGACTATAAAGATATTAACGATGCAGTTTGTAATCTAGGAAAACTATTTGTACTACGAAGTATTATTAGTGGTGTAGAATCTAATCCACTGAAGATAAAATTAAGGAGAAAAATCAATGTATAAAAAGATTCATGCCCACGGCAGTACCTTTACCTGTGGGCGTTATCTACCAGATCAGAATGTTGACAACTACGGATGGCTATTGCATTTGGACTTGGGCATTCCTGGAGTCAACCAAGGCTTTCATCGAAGCTCAAACGAAGACACATTTTTACGTGCGGCAGTTAGCTTGCTAGATGCAGACGCAGACCTAATCATTGTTGAATGGTGTGGCGCTGGCAATCAGCGGTATTATCCAGATCACACAGTAACGCACATCGAAACCAATCCCAAAGACACACTGTTTAATCAGTACTATAAACTAAGTCAGTTTTTGCCACTGTTGGACAGCATGGCATTTCATATGCGTAAGCGTGTTATTCACTTGACCAGCGATCTACTGATTGATCCTGCGTTCTTAGATATTCCTCTTCCACCTAACAACACAGAAGATATTTCAGGACTCAGTGACGCCGCTAAAGCAGTTATTTGGCCCACAGAACAAACTACACTCACTGAAGCTCGTGCGGCATTAAATAGTATTCGCACACTGTTGTTGACCATACGTCAAAGTGATTGGTTAAACCTAACCACCAACTTAGAACAACAGTTTGGGGATAACATGGTGTCAAAAGAAGCACACCGTTGGGTTGCAGATTGTGTTTTGGAGATGATTAGCTAATGAATAAACGCATCTATATAATTGGTTTTCCTAGTAGTTCTTTGTTGTTGGTAGAAGCATTGATTCGTTATGCTTCTGACTTTGGCGTTGACTATGGCGAACAGTTTTATATGGATGTATACAATCGCAGTCAACGTGGCGGATTACGAGTATCAATGAGTCCACAACTGCCATGTGTAAATTTATCTGAAGTTAAAAAGTCATTATCACGTACAGGTCCTATGGTAGTGCAAGCAATATGTCCTTCACAGGATGCAGAGATCACTGACTTGTATGATCTACTAGAAAAAGAAACTTGTATATACGTTAGTGCTGTTGATCCAAACTTTACAATCGTTAACAGTGTTACTGACAGAAATGCTCGAGAGATTTTTTCGCCTACTAAAGATATTAAAAGATGGAATGTGCAAGCACAAGGATTTGACGATCTGGTACAATGGCAAAAGCGTGAATATCTCAGTCAATATATTGACTATTTCTATGACAAAACTGTTTGGCAAAAGAGTTTTCTAGAAGATCGAGATGTTCCTTGTTTTGATGCATACAACTTGTTTGTTGATACTCGAGCAGTTGCAGAACAGATATTCGCTACATTAGGATTAAACATTATAAATCAACAAGCATTTGATTATCTTGTGACAGAATGGAATACAAATAACGACACACTACTCAAAGACTATGACAAAGTTAGCAACTTCATAAAAGCAATTGACGAAGATAATGAAGATTCTACTCTAAATTTTTCTTTACGAAGTGTGGTATATGAAGCTATAATACAAAGACACTTGAGAATTAAAGAAGTTGATTTGGTTTGTTATGGACTAGATGATTTCCCAACCCGTGTTTTAGAGTTAAAGGAATACTATGACGAATTCTTCGACTAAAGAATATACAACAGAACTGCAAAAGTTGTTTTTGGAAATGATGTTGGCCGATGCTCAGACATTTGTGCGGGTGCAAAACATCTTTAATGCCACTAACTTTGATCGTAGTTTGCGTGAAGCGGCTGAGTTTATGCAAAAGCACACAGACGAACACAAAGCAATGCCCACCGCAGATCAGATTCGTGCTACAACAGGTGTGGATTTAAAGTCGCACACAGACTTACATGAAGAACACTATGATTGGTTCATGCAAGAGTTTGAATCGTTTACACGTAGACAAGAGCTAGAACGTGCGATTTTAAGAAGTGCAGACCTACTTGAAAAAGGTGAATATGATCCTGTAGAAAAACTAATCAAAGACGCAGTGCAGATAAGTTTAACCAAGGACATGGGTACAGACTATTTTGAGGATCCTCGTGGAAGGTTAGAAAGTATTAGATCAAACAACGGACAGGTAAGTACCGGATGGCCCACACTAGACAAGCGTTTGTTTGGTGGTATGAACAGAGGCGAGCTTAATATATTTGCAGGCGGTTCAGGCAGTGGTAAGAGTTTGTTTATGCAAAACATCAGCATTAACTGGGTACAACAAGGGTTGAATGGTGTGTTTATTACACTAGAACTTAGTGAAGAACTCTGTGCAATGCGTATGGATGCAATGGTAGCAAACACCAGCACTAAAGAAATCTTCAAAGACATGGACACACTGGAAATGAAGATTAAACTTGCAGGCAAGAAAAGCGGCAAGTTTAGAATCAAATACATGCCAGCACAAAGCAATGTTAACCAGCTTCGTAGTTACTTGAAAGAGCTACAGGTTCAAACAGGTATGAAAATTGACTTTGTTATGGTTGACTATTTAGATTTGGTTATGCCAGTTAGTGCTAAAGTAAGTCCTAATGATTTGTTTGTTAAAGACAAATATGTGTCGGAAGAACTACGTAACTTAGCAAAAGAGTTTCATATATTAATGATTACAGCATCGCAGTTGAACCGTAGTGCAGTTGAAGAAATTGAATTTGACCATTCGCATATTGCAGGCGGGTTGAGTAAGATTAATACAGCAGATAATGTGTTTGGTATCTTTACAAGTAGAGCAATGCGTGAGCGTGGACGCTATCAAATACAGTTGATGAAAACACGTAGTTCAAGTGGAGTTGGACAAAAAGTAGACTTAGAGTTTAACTTAGAAAGTTTGCGTATTACTGATCCTGGTGAAGAAGGACAAGAGCGTGGTCCTGTGGAAGGCGCAGGCTCGGGCATTCTTGACAAGATCAAAACAACTTCATCTACAACTAAAGTAGAAGATACTCCTAAGGTAGGCGGGCAAATGGATAGTAGTAAACTAAAGAACATGCTGGCTGGCTTAAAGAATTAGTAATGGATGTCTACTGTTCAGCACCATGGAACGGTCTAACTGTACGTGAAGATGGCAACGTTAGAACCTGCTGTATTGGACGAACCTCATTAGGAAATCTAAATAAACAATCTCTCCAAGATATTTTAGCAAACAACAAACTAGAAGAAATAAAACAGTCTTTGCTTGACGGTCATGTACATTCAAATTGTGCAGGATGCGAACATGCTGAACAGCAAGGATTTAGTAGTATTAGACAGTACTATTTAGAGTATTATCCAGCTATTGATGTTGATAATTTAAGTATGCTGGATATACGTTGGAATAATACTTGTAATTTGTCCTGTGTATACTGCGATCCGAGATTTAGTTCTAAATGGGCCAAAGTTGCTGGAGTAGACAATGCTTCGGTTAAACGAGAATATAACGATGAACTATTAGAGTTTATTCTTGATCGAGCTGATACAGTTAGAGAAATATTATTAGTAGGCGGAGAACCGCTGTTAATGAAACCTAATCATGTATTGTTCAAACAGTTGCCTGAAAACACTCGTATTAGTATGATTACTAATCTGACCACAGACCTAGAAAGTGCTTCGTTTATTAATGATCTTCTTAAACGACCAGCAGAATGTATTCTCTGGAACATTTCTTTAGAACACACACATGAATGTTTTGAATATATTCGTAATGGTGGAAAGTGGACACAAATTGAGAAAAATTTAAAGTTTTTAAATCAGCACTGGCCTCATTCTAT